TAACTTACACGCCAAAGAAATCGCGGAAAGTCTTCTTCTGCGCGTCCGATGAAGAGGCGGAAGCCTTGGAAGCAGCGCCAGTATCTTTAATAGCAGACTTTACTGGCTGCGGAGCGCTCTTAGCTTTAGCAACGTTCTTCTTACGAACGCGATTGAATACGTCCTTACCGACGATCTTTTCAATCACTTCATCTGGCATAACCGCAAACATTTCACGAAGATCGTTTTGAATTTCGTCGCGAACGAGCGGGAGAACGTCTTCTGGAGAAACGTCGATACCTTCATTGAGTCCAAGAAGCATATAATCGGCAATCTTCTTAACAACGTATGGAGACTTTGGAAGATCGCTGGTTTCAATTGCCTTAGAAATAAGAGTGTCATAACGCTCATATTCGATTTCTTGAAGACGAGCGAATTCTTTTTCACGAGCTTCTTCGCGTTCGCGCTCGCGTTCTTCTTGAAGAGCCTTTAGCTCGTTTTCCAGACGCTCTTTTTCAAGCTGTTCTGGAGACTTCTGGGCGTTAGCGATCTCTTCTTCGATGATTTGAGCGGCAAGCTGCTTAACGTCAATACCAATTGAAGGATCAGCAAGAACCTTCTTTGGGTTCTTACGGAGTTCTTCTAGGAAATACTTAACTTCTTTTTGAAGCTGGCTAGATTCAGCCATGCGCTTCTGAGCGGCTTTTGAAAGCTGAAGCTGGCGAGTCATATACTCAACCGCTTCTGGGTTATCGTCGAGATCAAATGGGAGTTCTTCTTCAAGCTCTTGACCGTCAACTTTAAGCTTTAACTTGCGAATACGAGCAGCGGCGGCTTGCGAGGCTTGTGCTTCTGCGGCTTCGCTTTCGGCGGCGACAGATTCAAGACCTTCAGCGGCTTGTGAAGATTCTAGTTCTGAGGATTCAGATGAAGCGGAAGCTTCGGTGGCAGGAGAAATAGAGGATGCAGCAGTATTATCTGACATATAGATTACCTTTCATAATCCCATAACGGGGTATATTAAGTTATCTCGCCTATAATTAGGTGGAGATTTCTATATATAGTTGTTAATTTATAGAAAATTATTTGCGAGGTTTCCGAGGCATTTCAAATTCTTCGCCTTCGGATGCAATGTCAGTAGGAGAGAGCAATTGATATAGTTTAGAGAAAGGTGACATAAATTCACCAGCAGTATTTAAACTCTCCGCAATTTGTTTACGATCTTCTTCAGGATTACCTAAATACTTTTTAGCGATTTCAGAAGCTTTCGCTTCTTGACCTGATGAAGCCAATCCGCCTAATCCGGCAGCAGCGGCAATACCAGCGACCTTCTTTTTTGCACTAGGAGCTTCGGATAGCATTTCGGAAATAAAATCATCCGTTTCTTCTGACACTTCTTTAGGAGTCGCACGGGCTGAAATACGTTGATGAAGCGATGGTTCTTTAGGGGTGTATAAGGCGCTTTGTACTTTAAAGGGTTTAGCAATAACTTCGCCTTCAGATGAAAGATATTGACCTTCTTTCATAATGCTCGGAATTGAACCAACCTTAGAAGCAGGAAGCCACGTTTCTCTTACTTGACCACCATATGCGTCAGCAAATTCTTGCGCTACATCGGGATTGGTGGTAAAACTTTGAGCGGTTTCTCCCGCACGGTCCTTTGCGTCGCCCCTATAAACCTTAAATTCATGTTCTCCAGTTGTTGGATTTTGACGAACCTCTGTTCTAGCCGCTAAACGTCTTAATGCTTCGTTTTTAGCTGCACCAGTAGGATCTAAATCAAGCTGCCCCTGTAGAACTTCTCTTAATTCACGACCGCCTCCGGCTGCTTTTTTGCCGGAGGTCCAAGCGTCCATTGCTTTTTCAGTTTTTTCTAGGATCTTTTTGCGAGCAGCAACGCTACCCGGAAATCCAGCCTCGGCTTCTTCCGAATCTAAAGCTAATCCAGCGGTAGATGCAGCCGCAAGCGCCGCAGCTTTTTTTGACGGAGACAATGATTGAAAATAAGCATTAAGATCAATATCATTAACGCCTTCTTCTTTTCCTAATTCAAATTCTTTTTGACGGAGTTGCTTTAATTGTTGAGTTGTTGGACCACCTTCTGCCCAATTCTCAAATCCAGAGAAGTCTCGGGTACGGCGAATTTCATCTAATTTAGCTCTTTGTGGAGCAAGAGTCGCTTCTTTTGCTTGTGCAATAATATCTTTAGGCGCCTTCTCCATCGCAAGCCAAGCTTGAAGCTGTCTTTCTTTATCAAGAGCTTCCGCTGCTTCTTTATATTGCTGTATTTCCTGTGGCGAAAGAGATTTTTCTGCCATTCTTTCGGCGGTTGAGCTAAGTTTTGCCGTTTTCTCTAATTCAGGAGCTTCAGAAAAAAGCTTTTTAAGGAAATTAAAACGAGACATTACTTCTTATCTTTCTTATCCTTACACTTACACATTTCCTTGACCTTTTTGAAACGCTCCTTAGACCCATATGACTCTTTGTATATGGGTTTAAGAGTTGTGTATGTATTAGCTGAAGAAGACATTATTTAATGCGCTGTTTAATTTTATACTGACGGATTTCAGAGTTATCGCAAATTGTACCAAGAAGCTGCTCTGTGCCCGGAGAAACTCCGGCGGCGATTGTAGCCGAAATTTTCTTACAAAGCTCTTGCTCCATCATCTGTTGATACTGATAGAACATCTTGTTTTCTTTAACTCCGGTTGAAGGAGCCATCTTGAGTTTTTCAGAAACTTCCATTAGAATGGTTTGTGGACGAAGAGCATCTTCACCCATAAGACCAAGGATACGTTCTGCAACACCATCGTAATCCTTAGCGGCGGCTTCATAAGCGTCACCAAAGAAGTTGTGATCGCTGTGAAATGGCGCACGGGCAACAAGATGATGTGCCGTTTGTGCAAACATTTGCATTGCTCTTAAATGTACTAAAATGTCTCTCATAATATTTCCTTTATGGCATTACTCCACCGCTACTGTCAGAACCATCTGCAATAGCTGTTTTTTTACCGCTAAGAAGGTTTTTCAAGCGGCGAAATTTCCTAACATAATCGCTTTCAGCTAAATCTTCTCCGTCAATCGAAGAAGCTTTTTTATTGTGGCCCATATTCCACATATAAGCAGCTTTGTCTTCATCCCCACCTGATCGACGAAGCACGTGCTCTCCAATATCGCGGGCTAGATTGGACTCAACTCTTTCGTTACCGGCGAGAAATTCTTTAAGCTGTTCTGGCGACATTTGTTTCATAATCGCCTCATCGGGTCCAAATTGACCTTTCATTTTGCGACGATTAATAAACTCATCTGCCGTTTTTGGCATAATACCGAAACTGCCCATAGCAGCATCGCCCTCATGTAAACCGGCGGTCATGCGACGATGATCGGTATCTTTGCCGCCAGAAGATTCAAGCTGCATGATTTTACGAAGAAATTCGTCAAGTTTAGCGCGATCCATTAGAAAGCAATTCCTTTAATTTTTTTAATACTTGGTTCCTTCATCTTTTTAAGAAATTCTTTTGGGTTTTCAGAAGCTTCTTTTTGAGCAGTCGCAACTTGTTTAGAGCCAAATTTAGGACCAAGAATCTTTTTAAGTTTTGAAAATTTAGAAGTAAACATATTAAGACTTTTTCATAGCCTTTTTTAATCTTGAAAACCGCACCTTACTGGTCGCGTGTCCAACCTTTTGTTTGTCAGATATCGCCCTTTTCTTTTGCGATTCGGAAAGCTCTCCCCAAGTTTTAGGAGTTTCAGATGTAACTTTTTTAGATGGACGACATTTTGGCGTACCTTTGGTAGTTCCAGCGCCGCATTCGTCGCCTTTCTGATTCGTCCATTTTTCAGCGAACCAACGCTTTAGACTCACGAGCGGTAGCCTCCACCGCGAGCTTTATAAGTTTTTACCACCCAAGCGGAAGCGTAGGCTGATGGCCATCTGTCAAACTTTTGTTTAGCTTCAGATTTAACGCGAGCGTATAGTTCGGGGTTAGTAGGTTTAGCCCCTTCTGTTTTTCTAATAGCTTTTTTGGTTTTAGAAAAACGCTCGGACATAAATTAACGTCGGGATTTATTCCCGATGCATTTCCACTTTCGGCGGGAAAGGTTATTAGGTGAATTAGGATCGCTTCTCCAGTCACCTTTAATTTTATTGGATCTGGCGCAGTATGCGTCGCCCTTGCTAGTGCCGGGACGTATACGATCCCCGCCATCGGACGCCTTACCAGCCTGACCATACGACACTTTGCGTGTACGTCCGCCAACTGTTTTAACAATCTTAGTAAACCGTTTGCCCTTTGCAGGAGTAGCCATGTTTATAGTTGTTAAATTATAGTAATTGTTTTGCTTTTTTAACAATAGGAATAATAATAGGGTCAATTTTATCTTTATTTATAAGATAAACTATTGAAATTGTTTGAATAATGTTTAATAACGCCATTTGGTAAAATAGCGATTTATATCGCAAGGACGGTGGTTTCATTGTCTTTTTAAGAGAAGGGGAACGAGGGTCTTTAAGCACAATTCTAGCCATGCGTATATTATATATGAATTAAATAAAAGGGCAATAAAAAAGGGAAAGGCCCGCGGTTTCCCGCGAGCCCCCCTGTGTGTGCGTGCTGGTTTTAGATATTGGAGTTTAGCTGTCCCGAAGATTCGGAGATCGAAAAGAGATATTTCTCCTTTGGAGTGAAGAAATAAGGGTTTGTCGCAGCGAATCCGACAATGATCTCCCCACCAACCGCGACCATTCCACCAATCGCGCTATAGGCATTACTGCCCTGCGGAGAATAGACAACCGGCGCGATCTGGAGATCGGTCTTAGCTATCTTTGCGAGTCCAAAGCCATTCCCGGTGCTAACGCCTGAAATGAAGTAGTGCGTTGAATTCTCAGCGATTACACCAACAGACAGAGAGATGAACGGTTCAAAATACTGCTGAACAGTCGCTCCGGTATTCGCGTTCAAAAATGCCGAGCCCGAACTCTGAGCCGCAAGAGGTCCTGAGACTCCGTTGATCGATGCGCCTTGGGTTCCAACAAAAATCCCAGCTGAGGTCGCTTTCACAAGGATAATTCCACCGCTGAAATCGGGAACGAAAGCAGTATCCAGCGCTCCTGTGACTTTATTTGCTTTCGCAAGTCTGCCGGTTCCTGCTGCGGTTCCAAGGTTAGTTCCGCCCCATGTGGTAAAACTTCCCCCAGCGAAAATTGAGTCTCCGAGGATATCAAAATCCACAATGGAGCTTGGGGCACCGAATGATGGGACCGTTTCGGTGTTCGTCGATGTGTTGACCCTGATCCAGTAAGGCGTCGACGTGTTGACTGCGGCGCTCGAAGAAGATTTTCTAGAATAGGTCGTAAACGCGCCAGCGATCACCAGATCTGTTCCATCGACGACCAACTTGTTCACAGTGTTTGTCACGCCGTTGAACTGCCCGGTCATAAGTCCGCTCGTAAACACACCGAACCCGAAGCTCGGGTCGAGTGCCCCGGTCGTAGCGTTGAGCTTTGCGACGCGGTTTCGCGCCGAGCCCGCCCAGGTCGTGAACGTGCCACCGATGTAGAGATCGTTCCCAGAGAGTGCCAGTGTGTTCACTGCGGTCCCACCGCTTGCGGTATTGAACGCGTCGACTACCTTCCAATTCCCATCAGCGTCCTTCGTGAGCTTCGCGACGCCCTGGCGAGCGTAGCCTCCGTAAGCTGGAAAAACACCACCGAGAATAAGTCTATCGGAATCCAACACCAAGCAGTTGACGTGCTCGGGAAAATCGACAGAGGAAAAATCCAAAAGAGAGTCCTTTGACAAGAATGCGGTGTCGACTTCGCCAGTAGTAACATCGACCTTAGCCACATTTCGGACTGTAATAGGGTCCGCAGTAATCCCCTGACCAGAAAACTTCCCAGCAACATAGAGAACCCCACCAGAGATTACCATGTCGCTAACGAAACCCCTTCCGTTGGAGGAGATAGCAAGGTTGTTTCTGGCAACATTTCCGCTGTTAAATGCTGTGATTTTTGCGCCAGTAGATTTGTCAATCTTCGCTAGATTGTTGCCTAAAGAACTAAGAAAACGGCCACCGACGATTAGATTTCCAGACGCGTCAGTTAAAATCTTCAGAACTCTTACATTGATCTGATCAGTCGTGGAAATGATCGCTTGGAAGGTCGCATCTTTTTGCAGTGTGCCTTTATTATATTTAAGAAGGTTTCTGTCGTTTGTGATGGTGCCGTTCACATAGAGGTTTCCTCCACCGATGAACAGATCACCGCCAACTACCTTCAAACAATAGATGCCACCAGAATTCCCTGAAAACGTGACTTGCGAAAGAATTTTTTCGATCGCTTTAGTTTCGCGATTGTATCGGCACACTGAAAACGCAGTAGAATCGAATCCGCATGAAAAATAGGTGTGTGTTTCGTCCGTTTCGATTGCAGAGGTATAGGCACCTGTTACGTTAGCAAAAATGCCTCCGGTGCCGACAAAACCGCTAGCTATCTTTGCCCCTGTGTTTTTGTTTACTGCTGCAAAATAGATCCCGCTGCTGACTCCAAGATTGTCCTTGTAAAAGGCAGCACTGCCACCGGAACCAATGTAGAGTTCGTCTCCATAGATAGAAAGAGCATTCGCGTTCGCGTTATTCAATTCTCTCTTTCCGAGCTCATTCCAGGAAGCGTCAGATACCCATCCATTTCCTGACCTGATGAGTTTGGCGATACCTCTGCGTGCTACGCCGTTCATTTGAGTGAAATTGCCACCGACAAAAAGGGTGTTTGGCCCGTCAAAAACAAAGCAATTAATAGCTCCGTTAAATTGAGGGAACTTCCCACTCATCTGATCAGTGAGCACGTTCTCAGCCGTTGTTGAGCTGATCGTGGCGGCATAGGGAGCCATAAAACGAAGTTGGGTAAACGCCCCACCAATGAAGATATTACTACCGTCTGTGGCCATATCATTAATTGCGCCGTTTGGCATATAATTATGCACAACTTCAGTGACAATCGATCCACCACCTCCGCCGCCTTCTCCAGCAAAGGAAATACCCTTACCAGACGGAAGTGAAGAACGCGGAATCGTGTAACTACCGCCGTCAAAATCGATGAGAACAATCTCTTCGATTTCAAATGCATTACGCGCTTTAACTGACCATTCGGCAGTAGTTGTTGGTGATTCTTGTGTAAAATCAAACTCAAGTTTCTTGCGTTGATGACCTGAGGTTGATTTATAAACAACGATACACTTTTGAATATTTGCGGTATCGGACCAATAAGTGTCCGAAGTAGCCGATGTTACTAATGTCTTATTAAGAGCAAAAGTAAGAATTTCGCCCTTGGCTAAAGAGCTTGGTAAATTAATCATAGCTTATTTTCCTTTTATAAAAAGCCTCTTGAACCAACTCAAGAAGTTTTGTGTCTTATTAAATGTTAGCCCTTTGACTACCATCGGAGGTATTCATTGAAAAAATTCTTTTAGAGTGCGGCATTAAATTAAAAGTACTATTCGCAGAAGTACAGAGAATTATTTCATTTTGATAAATCTCAGCGGCAAGTATCAATGCGCCGATATTAAAAAATCCCCACGAAGTGTCGAGAGCAAGATCGGATTTACGAATTCTACGGAATGAAATGCTCAAGTTTGTAACATTTCTTCCTGTACAAAGATAAACGTATTCTGCGTCTTCTAAAATACTTCCTGTGGTTACTCGCGAAGATGAACCACCAAAAGAAGTTGCTAGGTAAGTTTGTACAAGAGCGCCGGTGTCTTTGTTGACAAAGAAAACGCCGCCGTTACCAGAAACACCACCCACAGCCTGCGTGTGCGAGCCAACTAGAATATTTGAACCAATCATTTTCATTTTGGTCACATAATCTCCAGAACCGGTAGCCGTATAGCCTGTCGGTGGTACCCACTGGGTATCTAGCGCTCCGTTTGTTTTATTCGCTTTTGCTAAATAACTTCTCGTTGTTCCAGCCCAGCTTGTGAAAGTCCCACCAAAATAAATATTATTTCCATCAATAAGCATTTCATAAACTATTCCATTCGGACCAAAAGTCGGAATGCTTTCTGTGTTTGTTAGTTTATTCACACTCATCCAGTATGGAAACGACGTGGACACCGCAGAACCCGTTGATGATTTTTTACTATAAAGAGTACTCGATGTTCCAAAAAAAACATTGTCGCCATCAACAATGATTTTGTTTACGGCTTGATTTAAAAAACCGTTAAACTGTCCGCTAGTAACTCCGCTGGTAAAAACGCCAACGCCAAAAAACGGATCGAGAGAGCCGTTGATGGAGCTAATGCGCGCCACCTTTAACCTAGAAGCACCCGCCCAAGTATTAAAGTTACCCCCAAGATAAAGATGATCTCCATCTAGTGCCATGGTATTTACCGAGGTACCACCGACGCCGGGATCAAATGATTCAACAATCTTCCAGTTACCATAAGAATCTTTTGTGAACTTTGCAACACCCGCCCTAGAAAATCCTCCCCAACCTTGAAAATCTCCAAAAACTCGCGTTCCAGTGGTTCCAAAATCGATGAAGGAAATTTTTTCACTCACAGCAAGTTGTTGATCTTTTGTATTAAATTCCGTAATCAGTGCTCCGCTTACGGCATCAACTTTTGCGAGATTTATAACACGAATTGAATTGGCTGTAGAATTTCGTCCCTCAAAAGTTCCCATTGGGTAAATATAAGGTCCGTTTTTTACAACCGTGTTGACCACCGCTGTTCCAGAACCAACACTGCAAATCGTTCCGGCATCGAACTCCGAAAGCAATGCCCCGGTAAATCGGTTGATTTTAATTAGATTTTTTCCAAGTTGCGGTATAGTTCCACCCGCATAAATATGGTCGCCATCTACGACAATACTCCAAATTAATCGACCGCTTAAATGCGAAGAATTAACAGGAGATGCAAAATTCGTGTCAATTGCTCCGGTATTTTTATTGAATTTTGCTAAATAATAACCCGTAGAATAATTCGTAAAACTACCAGCAATATAAACATCATTACCAACTACACTAATGTCGGTAATAGATGTGTTAGTTGTTGTATAAGTAAAAGAAGTGTCAAGAGCCAAAGACGGACTTTGAAGATCCCTTCTATAAATTCGACCTTGATTTCCGGAAACCGATAAAAATCCGCAGTAATAGACATATCGATCATCGACCGCGAGCTTGTAAAACGTCGAAGCGCTTGCCCCTCCATATCCAGACGCCACTACCGCAAACGATGTTTTATTAAACGCAACGAAACTAGCAAACGACCCGGGACAAGTAAAAAAAAGATAGTTAGTGTGAACTAATATATCAGTTGGAGGAAAACCAAGTTGAAAATTAATTGAAACATTGGTGTCAAGTACCCAATCGTTTCCGTTTCTTAATAATCTCGCACAATGGCGTCTGGTTAGGTTTTCAACTTGAGTGAATGACCCGATAATATACATCACATCGGGACCATCGTAAACTGCCTTAGAAATATTACCGTTTATCTTAGGAAATCCCGCAGCGAATTGATCCAATTCGACATTTTCAGCCGTATTTGAATCGATTTTAACAACTCCATTCGCCGAATATCTAACGCTCGAAAAAGAACCGCCTATATATAAGTCGTTTCCGTTTGCTATTGACGTAGTTGCATTTCCGTTTAACTGGTAATTATGCACAACCTCAGCAACAACAGATCCCCCACCACCCTCTCCGGCAAAAGAGATACCCTTACCAGATGGGAGCGATGAACGCGGAATCGTATAACTACCGTTATCAAAATCGATAAGAACAATTTCTTCGATTTCAAATGAATTACGAGCTTTTAATGACCATTGCGCCGTTACTATTGGATTTTCTTGTGTAAAATCAAATTCAAGGCGCTTGCGTTGATGACCGGATGAAGATTTGTAAACAACAACACATTTCTGAATATTGTAAGCATCCGACCAATATGAATCAGAAACCGCAGCAATAACTAATGGTTTATTTAAAGCAAAAGATAAAATCTCACCTTTTGCTATTGAACTTGGTAAATTAATCACAATTTACCCCCATTAAATAATGGTTACGTCGTAGCCAACTGGAAGATCCGCGCGTTCAACAACAAGAGTGCCGCCATCAAAATCCTCAAGAACAATTCGTTCAAGTAGAAAACTTGATCGAGCGCGTAGACTCACCTGAAAAGATGCGGTTGGCGACGCTTGTGAAAGATCAAACACGAGGAACTCAGTTTGATTTCCGGGCTCTGAGTTATATTCAACAATGGCACGCTTCACGTTTGCCTGAACAGAGAAAAATGAATCACCGGAAACGGCAGCTAGAGCAAAAAGCGCACTTTTATCCAGAGTAACAGATTGTGATGCTCCCTTAGAAACGGAAGCTGGAATTGAAAGTAGTGGCATAAAATAAATCCTTTATAAAAAAAGTATAAATATTGGTAAAAAGGGATGCGCCTGTTTATATAAAACAAACGCATCCCCCAAATTAACTAGCTAACGCTAGAGAATTATTAGCTAACCCAGAAGCGGACGACAAGAGTGTCGCCAGCAACGAGAGCCTGTTGTCCACCGGTTGCAAGAGCACCAGCGAATGACAGACGAACCTTACCGGCAGTACCGGAAGATTGTGTGAACTCGCTTGGGAGAGCAAACATGCGGTTGACGCGAACTTCAACAGAGTTTGCAACAACAGCGGTCACTGAAAGTTCAATGTACTGGTTAGCAATATCGGTTGATGATAGTGTGAACACTTCTGGAGCGGCTGGTTGGAAAGCAGCAGTGCTTGCTTCAAGAGCGTCAATTGCGCTCTGGAGAACAGCATCGCCTGCAATACGAGCAGCGGCTTCTGAAGCGACCTGTGCGTCAACATAGGTCTTGGTGGTTGGATCTGCTTCAAGAACGTCGATACGTGCATCGAGGGCAGCGTCGGCTGATTGACGAGCAGAAGCTTCAGCGCTGTCAGCAGCGATACGAGCGGCTTCTTCAGCGTCGAGATCAGCAGATGCGCTTGCAGCAAGGGCGCTAATAGCAGCGTTAATGCTACCATCGGCTCCTTGGAATGCAGTTACGATTTCTGCAAGAGAATCAAGAGCGGCAGGATCGGTATTTTGAACAATAAACTCGATCTTGTCTTCGATTTTCTTGAGAGAATCATAACTTCCGCTTACTGAACCCTTTAGAGCGGCAATAGCAGCGTCGGTGTAAGCCTCAGCAGCAGCTTCGACAGCGGCTTCAGCGGCAATCGCACGAGCTTCTTCTGCATCGATAGCGGCTTCAAGAGCAGCTTCGGCAGCAGCAGCACGAACTTCCTCTGCATCAATTTCAGCTTGGAGAGCGGCTTCCGCACCCGTAGCACGAGCTTCTTCGGCTTCAATAGCACTTTGAAGACCACTATCGGCAGATTCACGAGCAGCGGTTTCACCGGCAAGATCGGACTCAAGGTCGTCAATTGCCATCTGAAGAGCAGCTTCAGCGGCAATCGCGCGTTCTTGTTCAGTTAGCGCAGCAGCAGCCGCCGCATTACCAGCGGTGGTGTCCACGTAAATCTTGTTTGCGCCATCAGTGTCAGAAACAGGTTGAGCAACGCCCTTTAGGAGAATGGAGTTTGAACCATTTCCGAGAACAACTTCAGGGAAATTGATCTTCGCTGCTATTCCAGAAAGCTCAAATTCATGAGCACCCATTGCATATGGGATTTCAACCTTAACGGCAGTTGAAGTGCTAATGCGAACGTCGTTGTTTCCGGCGTCGACTCCAAATGCAGGAACCGGACCAAATGGACCGGGAACAGTAATAGTTCCAAACTTGACTTCCTGACCCATCATTCCGAATGGACGGAACTTAACGGCATTACCATCCATTGTGATATCGCCGGACATGGTTCCACCGGCAAGGTCAAGCTTTAGAGCGTCTTGTGAATCAACGTAGCTCTTGGTGACGCTATCGGCTTCTAGGCTGTCAAGGCGACCATCGAGGGCTTCGTCAGCGGCAATACGAGCGGCTTCTTCAGCGTCGATTTCGCTTTGAAGAGCGCCTTCGGCTGTAAGAGCACGCATTTCTTCAGCATCAATTTCAGACTGAAGAGCAGAGTCAGCAGCTTCGCGAGCGGCCTGTTCTGCGCCAATTTGACCAGCAACGGTTGTTGCAAAGTTTGGATCTTCACCGAGAGCATCAGCGAGTTCCTTGAGGGTATCAAGGACTGCTGGTGCTGATGCAACTAGATCTGCAACCTTTTGATCTGTATAGCTTTTTGCGCCAGCGACTTCAGTGTCAACGTAGCTCTTGGTGACGCTATCAAGCTCAAGGCTATCAAGACGAGCATCAAGTGCGGAGTCGGCAGCTTCACGAGCAGCAGCTTCGGCGGAAACAGCAGCAGCGCGAGCTGATTCTTCTGCATCAATTTCACCCTGAAGGGCAGCTTCAGCGGCAATCGCACGAGCTTCTTCAGCGTCAATAGCTTCCTGAAGTGCAGTATCAGCAGCAGCGCGAGCAGCGGCTTCAGCAGCATCAGCGGCCTGACGAGCAGACGCTTCGGCGCTTACAGCGGCAGCGCGAGCTGATTCTTCAGCGTCGATTTCGGATTGAAGCGCAGCTTCGGCAGCAAGAGCGCGAGCTTCTTCTGCGTCTACAGCGGCTTCGAGGCCGGAAACGGCGGCAGCACGAGCAGCAGCTTCAGCGGCGTCTTGTGCATCGACATAGCTCTTACGAGCAAGTTGGTTTCCAGAAGTTGGATCTGCTGAAACCTGTGGCATTTGAACGAATTGTAGAACGTTTGAAGAGTCCAGCTTGAAAAGTTCAACTGCTGCTCCAGAAGCGTTCTCAGCGCGAACAGCTTGGTTGTTCAGCATCAATACTTTTGCGCCGTCAACTTCGTTGTCGCCTATAAATTTCTTTTTAATAAAAATACTCATTTAAGTACCTTCCTAAATTGTTGTTATTATTGTTGTTATTAAACGATCGTTAAATAATGAAGGAGAAAAACATCTCCCTCCTCAATAAATCCATCAAGTGCTTTACCGTCCCAATATAGAACGGTATTATTCTCTCCGGAAATATCAAACCCTAAACCTTTTATTTGTGTTCCACCACCATGACCGATAATTAGGGAGATATTTTCAGGTTCAGATGGAATAGCTTGTAAAACGAGGAATTTTTGAGCAGCTTCAGCGGCAGTAATAAGTCGAGCCTCGATTTTCATGGAGGCTTTGCCTGAAACTTTTACTTCTACTCCCGAATCTTTTCTCATATAGAGTTCGCCGTCTGGTTTTACATAGACGGAAACTTTATTGAGGTCGGGTATCGGTGGTGTCAATCTTTTATTAAAAATAAATTGTGACATTAGGCGATCTCCACCGTACTAGCTTGAAAAACTGTAAATGACCCGTCTTCGGCAACTTCTATATAGTCTTTAACTATAACAGTGTTTATCTGCAATTCCAAGTCATTAACGACATATAGAGCGCTCATAGTGGCAATACCACCATTTACGCCCCCAGAGCCGCTTTTCTTTTTCTTTCCAATTACTAATTGAGTAGTAACCGGATCGAAGTGCAAATTAAACATCTTATATTACCGATAAACTAACTATTTCATCTTTATTGGAGTCAGCGTAAACGATTTGCACCGTTGCTACGACTGTTCCCGAAATTCCTCCCCTTCTATATACATAAGTGCTAGTGGTTTCCGTATGACTACCACTAAAGTAATCATACGAGTCCTTCACCAGACCAGTACTAACCTTCAGTGAACCGTCTGGATTCACTTGAGTTAGATTTGTCCCATCCCCTAGTCTGATCGAATCATCTCTGTCAGAAATAGCAACTTCCATCGCGTTAGCGACAACTACAGCTTCGGTTTGGACCCTGAGTGCATCTTTGCTTTCATCGAAAGCGCGTTGCATTATTTGGTTTTGGTCTAACGAGCTATAACTTCTGGTAGTAGCCATTTCTTTTATCTTATATAGTTGTTAAATGCCTTTTAAAAAAGTTTATTATTTTTAAAAGCCAATGTTATTGAGGAGTTATTTGACCCGGTGTAACCGGCATTCCTTGGAAGGGAGGCGGAGGTGTTGGCATCTCGGGGAGTTGTTGCATACCTCCTCCAGCTTGCGCAATCATTTCCGGCGCACCTTCTAACCCCATCATATCAGACATTGGACTTCTTTCCAAGGTTCTATTTGGAATATTTTCTTGACCTTGAATCGGAATGCTTTCTCCAGTTGGCGTTGGGGCCAGAGGTTGTTGCATTGGAGGAAGCGGCTGCTCTCCGATCATTGCGAGAAGATCGGGGTCAGTGTTACGAAGAAGATCAATGTGTTCTAAAATATGACTAAAAACCTTCTCCGTTAGAGTCGGATCTTTGCGAAGATCCGGATCTGAAAGTACTGACTTATGTTCCATAATGTGCATTCGATGTGCATCAAGAGCGGAAGCTTGAACATCTTCGCCTTCCATCAGTCTTTCGTTTTCAGACTTAATAAGCATCAGTTCGCTCATCTCGCCTTCAAACATGCTATCAAGACGACCGCTGTTCATCACCTGAAAATACTGCTGCGGAGTCTTAATAAGATTCATTTGCAGCATTTGTTCGGCCATTTGAACGCGACCTGCGATAGTGCGAGAAAGCGGATTACCTACATCAACCACAACGCGGTTAATTGCGCTAACATCTTCGCCTGTAAACTCTTTAAGCTCAGTGCGATTGTTCTTACCAACAAGCGCGATGACTTTTGGAGTTCTGGCGAAGTCCTTGAGGATATTAATAAGCGCAGTTCCAACGTCTTCAATCAGCTTAACGTAAGACTGTTGAAGTCCTGACATGAACTGGAGCGACATGCTTTGAACAAGCGCAAGCGCTGCGCCCGACTTGAGAGAAGCTTCAGGATTTCCTCTGGCAACGCTGTTAACGCCAGAGATAGTTTCAGCCGAATGAATTAGCATTTCAAGAAACTTAAAGACTTCCGCTGGTGTTTGAGTAAAGTTAATAGGTTCTGGCTTACTATTTCCTTCAATAATATTCATTCCGGCTTGTAGTGACGCGATTGAAACGTCAGAATCACGCGGAACGAATAGATTTTGAACGCCGAAAGCGTTCTGGTTGGTCATAATAGTACTGTAAAGAGCGTTAATGCCTTCCTGAATTGGGAAAATATCGAACATATCCGTGTAACCATATGGAGTTCCCATAATGCTCGACGGAGCAATACGGAAAATTGGAATCACGCGATACGGCATCGGCACATCAAGCATCACGGCATCAGTGTCAACGAAAAGAAGGTAACGACCCTCTGGCATGGACTCTGTGCGGCGATGGAAAAACTCATAAACTGGGATATCATCGGTGTCGTCGTTTGAGAAAACAGCAAGACGATAGACAGAACTTTGGTTCTTTGGTGGAATTGCCTTAATTTTATCAGCGAGTTCTGGGTATTTGGCCATGAGGTCGTACCGATTCTTAAAAGTACGACACATAATCCAATCGTTATCCCAAGATTCTCTCGTTCCATCAACAACTACGTCAAATGGTGAAAGATTTGAGAATTCAATTTCACCTTCGTAGTTAAATTCTCCGGTTTCAGGATCAACGTCATAGGCTTCGCCAGCGGTGGCATTCCATTCAAGCTTAACGAATCCTGCGCCGAGAACGATTGCCATTTCAGTCGCAAATTTTAGCGAGTCTTCAAGGCGCTTTTCGCGCATGTAATAATCAAGAACGCCGTTGGCAATGTGTGTTTGGGCAAGAGATTTATAGTCAGTGTTAACAGCGCGAGCTTCCATGATTGGACGATTGGAAGTCACCATCACAAACATATTTCGTGCAATATTTCGGAAGTGGTTTACAGCGAGTTGCGTAAATTCACCCTGTTCACCGGTAAAATTAATGCGGTGTCCAAAACCGAGGTCGTTATCATACGCACCGTGGTAAGCTCTCCACATCCGTTGAAGCTTTTCTAGGAGAGCATTAGCTCGAAGAACGTTAAAGAACGACGCCGACTTCTCAAGAAGAACCGCAGCAACTTGCTCGGGTTTTTTGGCTGCGAAATAAATGTCTTCAGCGGATTGATACTTACTTTGACCGTCCATGATTACTTCCTTTTAATACCAAAAATGGCTTTATAAATGTCAAGCTTCCCGTTATCGCTTGACTCCCCGCTCCCATTTTTTGCATAAAGATATTGTTCAACAAAAGGCGCATTGGCACCCGGAGAATGATTTGAAGGATATGGATTTTTGTTATAATTCATACTTCTAATCATATACTTTAAAGCGTCCACGGCATCGTAATGGCCGTCATCTGGCGACCGAGCAAAACGCTCTTTGTTATTTACGCTTTTCCATTTTACATTCTTTAAGTGCCTAAGTAAAGTAGAACATTTTGGATTAATAATAATTTGTTTTTTGGCGAGTAGAACACGAAGTGTATTAATGGCAGCTTCGTTATTATCTTTTTTAGCAGCCTCAAATACAATTTCGTTGTTACTAATACGACGAATTTCATTCAGAACGATGTAGTCAATGTCGCTAACTCGTTTTGTCGGCTTCTTAACTTCGTTGGTATATGGATTTGTCCAAAGCTTTGCTTCAATTTCTCTAACTTTATTAACAAGTTCAGGAAGATGAAGTTGGTGCCCGTTAATGACATACTCATCTTCAATAATAATTTTAGCCGCTCTAAAGTCGTAATAACCAAACAGGATAACAGTCAGGTCGTTAAACCCTAAATCCATAGCTTCATAAGCGTCGTAGAAAGGCGGGCGCGGCCATTCCTTCACAATCTCCTTATAAAGCTCATCTGTTGCTTCTGGAATAACAGAAGTGGTGCTATCTTTAACAATTTCGCATAGAAGTTCTCGTCTTGCGGCATCGGTGTTTAATCCACCGAGTTCTTCGATGAGTTCATCAAGCTGATCTGTTGTAATACGAGGGTTATCAAAGACTGTTTTTTTAATTAAAGAACCCTTGAGTTCAGCGTCTTCGATAAATTTAATAAACTCGTGGCCAGATTCGCTGGGAGGAGTGCTCGCTAAAATCATTTTTCCACGAGTGATAAGCGTAGTGGGGAGAAGAATACTCTTAATGATATTCTCTAGCCCATCGCAACTTCCGGCTTCGTCAACGATACAAATGTGAGAGTCGCCACCGCGAAGTTTTTCAGCGTGTTGGTTATCAGTACCAGCTAACTGAATTTCAGAACCGTTTGGAAAATAATAAATATAATCTTTGGTTTTAAAATCAGGTCTTACATCTTCAGGACAATCCTGTAAAAGAAATTTAAAAATCGGTCGAACGTTATTATTAACCTGAAGTTTTGTTGGGGAAACAAATTTTACAATACTGTTTGGAACCTTAATGCACTGTTCAAGTGCAAGAACGCAAAGAAGAAACGTTTTTCCCGAACGACGAGCGAGTAACCAAGTGTTTGTTTTAAATCCGTCATTGTAAAATCGCCTGTGCATTTCTTTTTGCACAGAGTCGAGTTTCCAAGATAATTCGCCACGCCGCCACAATTCTTTAACGGCGTCTGCGCGAGAAATTTTACTACTCATTCACCGTTTCCTCGGATTGCACGAGGCTCATTAAGTCCTGACTTGGAATGCTTTTTGTTTCGACCTTGATAGTTTTAGGGCTGTTTTCAAGAACATTTAGAATTTTGGAATAAATATCAACTCGCTTCGCTTCTTCAAGCGTTAGTTCACGCTCAAAAGAAGTTTGCTTTAGCTTGTTTAATTCCATCCTACAAATAGATTCTTGATCGCTGGTGAGAAATTTTTCTCCAAGGGAAGCGGGTTGTTCCGATGTTTGAATTATTGGAGTTTGAGATTCAAGAAGTTTTTTAAGATGAGAAACTTCTTCTTCTAATTCTTTATTTTTTTTGGAAAGTTTTAGAATAGTCTTCTGTTGCGCTTCAGAAAATACCCGAAGCTCCGACATATCCTTAACTTCATCTAGCATTTTTTCTAAAGACACAATCAATTCCTATTCATTTGACTTTTAAGCTGCTGCCCAAGCTTAATTCCACCAAGAAGAGCCTTGGTGTCTTCAATATCTTTGCGATTTCTATGGAGTTCTTGAGCGTCTTTTTCGGCGGCGGATTGTAAAAGATTAATTCTTTTCTCAAGTTCTTCAAATTCTTGAGATTTTTTGCGTGAAGAATACGCAGAAAGACCGGCCATTACAAGAAGAACAGCCGCTTCGGTGGGATCGTAAAACTGTTGTGATAATAGTTTTATAGAAAAAGCGCAAAACAATCCCAATGGTAAAAATCTAGCTAGTTTTTCCATAAATTCCTATCTACTTGTTTTTTAAGTACTTTCCGCGTTAACCACTTTAATTTTTAATTACCGTAAAAACGGCTATTGGTATTGCTTAAAAATACTTATAAATAAAGTTGTTAAATAAACAACTATATATTGAGGTTAAAATGTCAATAAATTACAATATTTGCCGGATATGCGTAGCTTATTTAGCCGATCACCCGTCCCTTAGAGACTGGCTAAAGTGTCCTTCTTGTGGGTTTTCTAAAGTAAAGGTTCCAATTATTACACTGGACGCTTACCTAATGGGACGAGATAAGCAATTTCCTCAAGAATACACACACGAAATCTTATCTAATGCTATCACACTTCTTGAAAAAGTAAACGCATTACTTTGGAATTTGGGTGTAAAATCCACCGAGGTGTCCTCCGGTTGGCGTCCCGCCGCCATAAATGGCGCGGTGCCAAATGCCGCCAAAAGAAGCCTCCATATGACCGGAAAAGCTATCGACATAAAAGATGACAAAGGACAGTCGTTGGCTAATAAAATACTCACTAAACCTGAGTTACTAAAAAACTACGACCTTTGGCTCGAAGATCCTGTTGCCACTAGAGGTAAAAACACCAACTGGGTACACCTCGACATGGGCACAAGAAGCGATAGATCACTTAGACTATTTAAGCCGTAATCACTTTCCAGTTAAAAACATCTGAACAAACTTGGCAAACGTTTCGTCAGAACAGCCGATGTTTAAACGAAATTGATTTTTTTGTCCTTTTAGTGCTTCGCCGGGTAAACAGATAATATTTTCCGGACACTTACCTTCCGCCCAAAGAAACATTCCCGAGTCATTTAAAACGGTAAACGGAAATGCCTCACTTCTATTAAGGCGTCTAATGGTTTCCCATCTGGATTCGAGCGTTTTCTTTCCGTCTTCAAAAACAGTAAAATCGCGCTTGAATTGAGAATCAATAACCTTCTCGGCTTTTATTTGAGCGTCAATAGACAGTCCACTGGACGCTAGTTCAATGTACTGCTCCAGCGCTACGGCTATGTCTTTGTCTTTAATGATTGCCCACCCAATACGTGTACTGGCATGGCCTGTTGCTTTACTTAAAGAAAACACCATCACGGGGTGATTGTATTTCTTAATGTGGTTGGTGTATTGCGGCCACATATAGGTTAAATCCAGAATGTCGCACTTGGCGTAGGTAGAAAATGCGCCGTCAGGGTTATTTGGTATAGTGCAAATGGTTAAGGAGTTTTTGTCTTTTTTCCAATCCAGCCCAGCAAAATTGGCTAGAATCGGAAAGCGTGAAAAGTGTGGCGGTTCTGCCCACGCACTGGTAATCTTTTTACCAAACGCGTAATCCGACTTTTTAAGTTTTAGAACATTAAGTAATCCTAGAATAATTTGCGTAGCTCCCGCGCCGATAACAACGTGCTTATCCTTAACATTGGCATTCTCAACAAGCTGATGTAACTCAAGAATCTTTTCTTTTAATTGTTTTCTTGAGCCGAATTGGTAGACTTCGGGCTTTTTTACATCATCGGTTTTAATAGGAGTAATGTCCCAATAAGGAATTAAAAATGCTGGAGATCCCCAAGACATATCTAGCTTACTCATTTTCAACTCCGTACACGTACTTTTCATCATTCGCGCAATTCCATTTATTACCGTCTTCAGACGACCATTCTTGAGTGTTAACTAAATAATCAATAGATTTAGAATCAATTTCTTTCGTTAAAGCTGCGTCTTTAAATAAAATACGATTCTGAGGATATAAAGAAAAATTACCGTTTTCTAATTTAACAAAATGAAAAACCTTCCACTCATTAGGAGTTTCAGAAAGGTTACTCAGCGTTCCTTGGCTAGAGAAGTCAATCGAGAACTTATACTCGCCTTTTATAACTTTTTTATTTTTAAGTAATACGCTTGCCGACATTTTCTTTAAAAAATCTATTTGGAAAATAGAGTGATCATAAGAAAGCGAATCCCACATCTCTAGGGTAGTAAGCTCTTCTGCCGGAGCGTCCTTTTTATGACAAAGGGCGTGAATAGGCAGTCCAGTGAAAAGCACGCCATTTTCTAGCAGTACATAAAAAGTAACAGCAAACCCTTTGATTGTCCTCAACCCAACCATCCAACCGGGTGTTGTTTCGCCATGACCCTTTGTTTGATTGTAAAGAAACTCGTTCCTCACAAGGACAGGAATTGCTGGTGTACTGCTGCTAAGATTAGCCACGCGGCACTCCGCATTTAACAGCAAGATATTGATGAACTTGCATAGCTAAAAATAATGCATCTATGTCGTTCATTGAATAATACATAAAATGATTCGGGTCATCGCGGTGATCTTCGTTGAACATACAGTGCGCCATTTCATGAAACATCAACTGTGTCTTATTAATATTAGACAATCTATTCCAGTATCTCTCGTCAAAAACTAATTTAAACCCATTTATTTTAGGTTCGCAATAAGCGATGGCTCCCGGTATTTCCATCTTACCAAAGGTCACGCTACTCATAAAAGGCAAACGATACTGATCTTTGGTACAATAGTGGTTAATAATATTTAAATTTTTATTAAAAAACTTTTCTAGCTCGGGATCTTTTTTATTGCTAAATGAAGCAATTTTAATAAATGTGAACATTATTAAAGAGTATACAAAAACGCGGATATAGAAAGAATAGCGTCCTAGAAATTTTTTAAGCTTTTGCACGTTTCACCCTTTGTCTTTCTGCGCATCTTTTTCTGTGGCATTCTGGACAAACGTGCCCATTCCAATAACCACCGGACACGCCCATCCAGCGCTTGTCCTTTTTGTTAAACTTACCCTTTAATACGCGAATTTTTATTTCCCCACAAACCCTACACTGTTTGGTCTGTTTTTCATTCGCGGTTTGTATCGTTTTTACGTTTTCGTCCGATTCCATGTTTCTATAGCCCTCTTTTCTTAAACACTCTAAATCCATCTTGATGAGTTAAAGAATGTTCGGCGTGAACATCTATAAACGCGTCATCCTCGTCGTCGCTGCGAAGAGAAACAAGCGCGGCTTTGTTTAAATACATTTTTTTCCACATATTATCAATGCGGATGGTTTTTTGAAATAACTCAACGTCAAGACTGAACAAGTAATAAAACTCTTTATTAAGACCTTTCATCTTGAGGCTCCTCTCTTCCTGCCACAAATCCACATTCTATACATTCCAGTTTGTCGTTCTTATTATAAGACCAGCTATGTGGTTCTCCTCTAAAACGACAATCTTTTAACCCACCCGAAAATTTTTTTTCATCACTATAACCGCCCACTAACTGCACAATCAACATCACAACGACTACAAGTATAAGTAATTCCATATTAATTTCTCAAATGTTAAGAATAGTTTCTATTTGTTAAGATTTCTACCGCGTTAACAACTATAGGTATATAGGTAATTACGCTGCAAGCGCGTAACCTAAGTGAAGCGCGGGCGCAGATACCTAAGTTCATCGGGTATAGTTTACCCTCCGGGTTCCCTGACCCGGAAAAAATATACTCTATTCCATACGTTATACGTTGTTCCATACTCCCACATACTCCAAACGATACGGCATTAGTGGTGCGTTGTAACATATAAAGTACCCTTTATGCACCTTTCCCAAATCTCGGAACGTCATACTTATCGAGATACGATTTGGTTAGGGAATTGTTGGCATATTGTGGGATGATATAGCTTTTGTCCTTGAACGTATTATCTATCCATTGGTGAGCTAATCCCAGATTACGAAAGACACCAATGATGTATGGCGTATGCCTCGTATTAACAGCCGTAACTAGCACATTCGCATTATGGTCGTATTCGACCCGTAGGGTGTATTTAACACCATTCACAGGTCTATATAGCCCGTACCCTTTATCAAGGTACAAATCTCTCCAGTAACGAATCCTGACGGGAAGAGCTAGGGTATTAGCCTGTGGTTCAAGAAGCTCGAACGTAAGTTTGTTTCTATCCTGCTGTAACTCAACCGAATCCATCATACCCGTATTGATTGCTTTAACGTGACGAGCTATGGCTTCGATTAGGGAAGTCGAATGGAACAGGAATACCTTACGGTCATCGTGATTGACGAATGCCGCTACGCCGGAATTAGGAAGGCTAATGAGTGACTTTAACTCGACCATTTCTATAGTATAGTTGTTAAAGTTTCTATCAAAAGTTAACAGTGTATAACAATGTTTGTACCCCTGTCGGCGTACTTTAAGTATCAAGCACTTACGAACTACGTTTCTATACTATCAGCACTACCCCACACCGTAAAGTTTCTATAGTAACGTTAACTACGAATACCCTTATTTAACCTTATATTGGATCAAACCGCACTCATCTGATACGCTAAAAGGGGTAATTTGAGGTAGTTTATCCCAGTTTATCAAATTCCGATAACTCTGGATAAGATCGCTATAACTCGCTTTTGAGTACAGTGTTTCTATAGCTGTGAATTCTAAAAAGTTGCGTGTTAACCATGCCTTGGCTACCGATGACCGCGAGAGCCACCCCCCCCCCCCTCCTCTACTTCTTCGCTTGACCCTGCGCTGGCACAACGCTTGCACCCTGCAACGACCATGCCCGGTCACAACTGACACAGGGCTGGCACGCATCTTGCACCCCCTGCAATATCTATGCTTGGCACGGTATGTGCATGTGGCATACACCTTGCATGGGTATGGGTGTGTCGGATTTGACACAGTTGACATTGGCGATTGGCACGGAGCTTGCATGTTGGGCTGGCCTATGCCTCCTCCTCTATATGTCGCATAACCTACCCTCTCAACCGGATCACTAGACTGTTAAGTACCTGTTAAGACTGCACTAAACCTGTAGAA